TCAAATGAAGTAACGATCATTTCGCCTGATAGTTTCTGACCCGTTGTCTCACCTGATGGATACAGTTCGATTGAAGCCGCCGCTGATCCCGGTGCTGTCTGTAGTGCCGCCTGGGCCGCGTCGCCGTCAACGAAGTATAAGCTCATTGATGTCGTCGCGTTGGTTAAACCTGGAACGTATGTCCTAGCGGTCGTCCCCATTGCTGTTGTTTCGATGACATCACCTGTGTTTGTTAGTGTGAATGATATGACTGATGCGATAGTAGTAGCGGAGCCACCAACATCGAACTTGGCCACACCTGATGTGCCTGCGTATGCAGTTGTATTGTTTGCCATTAGTTGTCCTCCTTAATGGATTTTATGACCTCCGCCTCTGCCTTGGTTATACGCATAGTGGCTCTCGGTCTTGTTGTTGTTTTAGTCTTCGTAATGTTTTTGCTGATCACCTTCTTGCTGGCGATCACAGGTTTTTTAAAAAACACCCAACCTGATCTCAACTTCTCCTGGACCTGTTGATCCGGGACCAATTGTGAATTCCCTTGTTCGTCGTACATCTCTCTCATTATGGATTACCCCTCTTGTACATGTATTCAACCTCAACGGTCACTATGACCTGTCCTATTGGTGGATTACGTTCTATGACTTCAACATTGGTAACACGTGTCTCCACGTAGTGTGTTGCGTCCTTGTCTGTGGTTAGATTCCTACCCCTTGATCCCTCAAGTGTCTGTTCGATCACCTCGATCAGTTGATTGCGTTTGGTGTCAAGTTCATTGCCACGCACGAAACATCTCAGTTCAACCTGTAGTATGCCCTGTCGCTCTGACAGTGATACGTCAGTCCTCTCCTCGTTGCCGGTCACTACCAGTATCGCTGGATACTGTGTTATGGCCAGTTTCTCGAAGTCAAAGAACTCCCTTGTGACCGTGCCAGGCGCTGGGTCTGACATGTTGATCAGTTGTTCCCTGATGTCTTCCGCTATGGTCTCTCTCGCACTCATCGTTATCTAACGAGTCGATTGAAGTGTGTAGCCTGTTTCTCTGAATTTTCTATGGTACCACTTGAATCGTAATCGTATTCCACTCCATCTTTCAATATCTCTTGGAATTCTGTTGCAAACTTCTCTCTGTAGTGCGCCATCTTCTCCCTGAACACATCTCCATCTGGAGAGAATGTTGAAAGACGAGGCATCACGAACTCCGCCAGTGTGTAGTACACAGCGGCCCTTGTGAATTGGCTGTAGGTCAACAGGTTGTTGTCCATCTCTGTGTATGTGCCTGTTGTTATGTCGTATCTTCCATAGGTAGCTCTGGGCCACCACTCTGATCTCAATTTCCTCAAGATGTCTGTGGTTGTTTTGACGTGTAGGTCTGCGAATGATTGTATACCGAAGTTTTGGATGTCCGGCTCGTATTCAAGTAGGTCTGAGTCTGTGCTCATGTTGGCCATTTGAGTCCTCCTGTAATGGTTCTGTCCAGTCCTTCTGGACGCAGTTATTTATTGCGTTGTGATCTTGATATTAATAACACATAAAAGAAAAGGGCCCGAAGGCCCTTTCCTATAAACCGAGGTCTAGTCTCCTAAGATTAGTCTACTAAACTTTCTGATTTGATTCTGCAACCGTATTGCTCTTTGATGATAGAGTTACCTCTAGCCGTAGTAGCAACGTACTCCGTGCTTCTCAATGAAGCATCGTATTGCTCTCTTACAACGATTGGTCTCTTAACAACGTGTGCCATCGCCATTGGTGAGAATACACCACCAATTGAATCGTTAGCAGAGTCAACGTCTACCGCAGTAGTCATGAACAACTTAACGTTGTAGATCCTACCTAGGTAAGCAGATGAAGATAATAAAGAATTACCCGCGTTTGATAAAGCAGTCGCTCCACCTGATTGGTAACCAGATGCAGTTAAAACTTTAGCAACATTGTGGATAGCCGCTGGAGCGAACACACCAAAGTAATCTCCGTCAGCATCAGTTGGAGCGTTTTGGGCTCTTAACTTGTATACTGCCTGTAAGATTAAATCTGGAGTAAGGTCTGCGCCACCTGTTCCTAATCTGTTTGTTGTGAAAGAATCGAACTGATCGAAAACGTCAGCGTCAACTTTCTCACCAATTGCCGCGCCAAGTATCTGACCCACTGATTGAGCAACGTTGTCAGTTGAACTCTCTCTTAAAAGGTCAGTAAGGTCAGCTCTAACACCAATCTCTGATGCTGTAACTGTAACTGACGCTGGGTTAACACTTGTCTGTGCCGTGATGTCTGTGCCTTCAGTAAGACCTGAAGCAGACACTGTTGGGTATACAGGGATCTGTGCTGTTAAGCCAGGTGTTCCTGTCATGTCATACACTGTAACCAAGTTAGCGGCGATTGATCTCTCTGCGGCAGTGAACTGTGCAGATTGAAGAATGTTCGATAACAAAGCACCGTGCGTACTTGTAGTATTGATAGCCATTGTGCTATTCTCCTTTGTTGTTTAATTTAGAAGAACTTTGCTCGGGGTGATTGCTTGGCAACCATCTCCTTGTAAATCCTTCTCTGTTCTGGATCATTCATGTCCAGTTTGGAGACGTCTACTTCCTGCACTGATTTAGCGTTGGTGTTTGATGTTGCGCCTGATCCACTGGGTCCGGCTTGGACGAAATGCGTGTTCTGTGATAGGAACTCCTGAATAAATTGATCAGGTTGCATCAGTTCTCCAGATTCAGTGTATCTTGGTGCGCCATTGTCTCCAATGACTTCAACATCACCAGTGTCGTTCAATCTGACCTTGTCCTTCACAAGTCTCACGACCTGTTCTGGGTTTATGGCCTTGTGTTTGGAAGCACTGTTCAACAATGCACCATCCACCTTGACTGAGTTCAACTGTGAACGAAGTTGTTGGATATCTTGGTCCTTCTTTTCAGCGGTCTCCTTCAATATCTTTTCAAACTCGCCTCGCTTCTTCTGTTCTTCCAGTTTCATTGCTTCTTCCTTCTGAACAAGATCACGATAATGTTGTACATCAACGTCTTCGAATTTTTTCAACACGTTGGATTCTGTCTTCTTACGGACCGATGCCATGGCGTTGTTGAATTCGTCAGCAGTGTAGGTTTTTGACACCTCTGTCTCCGGAGTTGGTTGTTTAGAGTCGTTTGCGTTGGCCTCCGTGGCCTCCTCAACTTTGACTTCTGTCGCTTTTGAATCTGACATAAGATTTCCTCCTTGGGAGTTGTGTTGTTATTTACACGATTATTTACAGGAATTAACTCGTATGATTATATTTCTAATAGAATTGCTCTAAATCTTCCACGCCCCAGGCCTCGTACCAACCTGACCTACGCAATTTTGATTGTGCGTCCTTCAACTTGTCCATTGGTTGTATCATCACCAAGGGTTTCCGCTTGTAACTGAAACTGACACCACGGTGCAGTCCATTGTTGTCAGGGTGATCGTACATCACGGCCATGTGCAGTTTGTTCTTGTGTGCCTGTTCGCATATGGTGGCCAGTCTCTGCTCGCTTATCTTGTAATCGATGTAAAGCACCACGATATCAAGCCTAAAAATAGGAACCATATGGCAACAATGTATAATGTGCTCCAGTAGATCAACCTTTGCCTTCGTGATTTGGATCGTTTGATCTTGTAGAGCCTTTTTTGCAAACGGACAGATTGCCTTTCCAGTCTTCTTATGGATTTTAGCAACCTGTCCTCGAATCCAGTTCTCAATTAACTTACTTTCTTCTGCCACCTTTTTTGTTCTTCTTTTTTGATGACATTGGTTTTTTTCTTCCGCTCGCTCTAGCCATTGGTTTACTCCTCTTGGTTGTCAGTCGATTGGTCAGCAGTGCTGACGCCGTTGATGTTGTTATGATAGGCATTCAGTCTCCTCTCATCCTGTGTGTACAGTTCCAGCAGTTCTATCTTCCTGCGGTGTACCAAATATTTAAGTCGTTGCAACGCCTTCCTGGCGTGGAAAGCACCCTGTTGGCTCTGTCGCTCTATGCAGTTCTTGTTGTGTAGTCTGTATTCATCGAACACTGCCTCGAGGGCACGTGATGTGGCTGTCTCGATGGCACGTCCATCTAGTTTTCCTTTGTAGGGCATTAGTCCTGTCCTTGTGGTTCTACTGGTGAGAAATGGATCGAGTGCCACGGTGCTGTGTTGCCGTGTGCGTTCTTGTATGTCTCACCCGTCTGCACTGACTGTGCGGCCATGAACTCCCTGGTGCCATTGCCGTGCCTCTTCTTCTGCACCACCTTACAGGGCCTCCATTCTTGTCCCCGTGCGTAGTATCGGGTGTGGTTGGTCTTCTGTCCCTTTGATGTCTTTACACCTGCCATCCTGATCTACCTCCATGCTTTTAGGCTCCAGTATGCTGGACTCAATGATTTCTGTCCCTTTACTGCTCGCAGTATCGGTGTGAATCTTGCTATGAAACTTTTCTGTCTCGCTGGGTTGTTCTTCTTGATTGACATGCCACGCTGTCCAAATCTCACCAGGTTAACGTTGCCGGTCTTCTGGTTCCTCACATACACCGCACTCTTCTTTGGACCACTTGGTGTCCTGAAAGGTTGGTTTAGTGTTACTGTCCTACCCTGGTACTTGGCCATCGTTGTCACCTGTGTTCAACAATGCTTGTTTGGCCGCCGTGATGTCCGCTTGATCTATCTCAGGGTGTAGGTCCAACATCTGTTGATCCGTGTAGCCTTGCATTATCATATCTTGGATGTGTTTGGTCCTGGTCGCTGGTGTGGTCACTGGGTGTGACATCTCTAATTTGTTCTGATTCATCTGTTCAAGTTCCATTGGGTCCTTGGCCAGTATCTCCTTGATCTTTTGGTCTATGACCGCTTTGACGTCCGGTGAAGCGTTCAGGATGTCCCTGGTGGTCCTCGCCGCTTTCTCCAACACGTCCATGTCAAGGTTCTTGTCCCTGATGTGGAAAGCCATTGGGTATTCTATCTCGCCATCCCAGTCGATGCCCAACCACTTGCCGAACAGTCTGAACAACTGCTCTTCAGCGAGTTCTAAATTCTTAGCCTTCTCTGTTAGTTTGGCGTCAAGCATTGAATATTCTGTGATCATTGCGATACCTGACTGCTGT